CAGAAAATCGTCCATTGAGTCCGGCGGGTTCTGCAAGTCGAGCTTGAGCATTCTAATTACCTCTGCTGTTGTCATGCTTACCTCCGATCAAGTCTTATCCCGTAGTGGTACCGGATGTTGCGGGAGTGTTTGCTGCGTCAGCCGCGAAAGTGATACCGGATGTCGTCGGGGCAGTAGAGGTGATGGAGAACACCGCGAACGCTTCCGGGATGACCGGCTTGCCATCATAGCGAGCTGTGCCCTTGAATACGGTCTGGTCCTCGATGAATCTCACATGCTCAGACTGTCCGAGCTTTGTGCCGGCACGCTCTGCAAGCAGGTATGCGGAACCGTAACCGCAGATGATATTGCCATCAGGAATGAACGGAAGCTCGATAATCGTACCGCCGACGACCGGCATTTCTCCGCCGATACCTGCAACGACTGCCGCATTGAGGTTCTTATCCATGGAGTTGATAAGCAGGTCGGTATGTGTCTTTTTGTTCATGAGCCAGATGAGGCCATCGTTGAAATAGTCATTGATAATGACCTTTGTGTTGCTCACGAGTTCCTTGAACAGGTTCAGACCCGTTGCACCTGTGCCGGTGATGACGTTGGATGTATGCAGGTCGACCCATGTTCTCGCTGTGGTCGGATAATTGGCCGGCGCCGCTGTCTGTGCAAGTCTGGTAACGATGCCGAGCGGCATCTTTGTGCCAGTACCGTAAACAATCGCCTTGTCCAGAGCCTTTGCAATAGCAATACCGATGGATGTTAGCAGTTCGTTTGCAAGATTGAGGTCGGAATCTTCAAGGACTGCATTGCACAGCGCGAAGTATCCGCCGACCTTGTAGCCATCGACCTCAACGTCGTTGAAGCCCAGGGCCAGCTCGTTCAGCGTTGCACACATCTCCGTCCAGACTGCTTCCGGGATCGTGCCCATGATATTCATGCGACCTGTTCCGCCGATATGCTGGAGATTGACGCGACCCGCAAGCTTGCTGTTCGCTTCAACGATCTGTCTCAGCATCGGGAGCATGACCTTCGGGATTGTCAGCCCGACATTGGTCAGCGCCCTCTTCTCCTTGATGCACTCACGCGCTCTGGCAAGGAAGCTTACAACAGATTCATCACTCATTACGGCATTGCGCTCTTCCATAGACAGCGCATACAGTCCGACTCTCTTTGTCATTTCAGGCATGACAGTTCTCCTTTCTTCTTTGACCGGTTCCGGCTGGTTCTCTTCGGCTTCCGGCTCCTCATTGTTCTCCTCGATCTCTCCGAGCTCCTTCTCAAGGTCAGAAATTTCACCCTCGAGCTCGCGGATCTTCTCAGCGTTCTCACGCTTTTCTGTTTCAAACTTCTCAATAGCCTCATCAACTACGGAGCGTTCCTCGTCGGAATTAGCTTCCTCGATAGCTGTCTCAAGTTCGGCTTCGCGCGTAGCAAAATCTACCTTCTTCAGCTCATCAAGTGCTGCGCGCTTGTCGTCGATGCGCTTTTTAAGCATTAACACTCTCAGTGCCATGACTTACCTCCTTCAGTTTCTTCCTTGTTTCCTCCCGCCATACGTCAGCCTTACGCTTTTCGATGTCTGCGATATCCGCCTTTCTGGCGGAGATGGCAGTCTCCTCGTATGCCGGAAATGTGCAACATGAAACCTCAAACAGCCTAACCTTTTTGATTGTCCAGTGATGCGTGCCGTCCCTGCGGTCCTCGTGCTCTTCATCCAGAATGTTGAAGCCAAAAGAACACTGCGACACATCGCCCCGCTTGACGCGCGCGTAGAGATTCATGGCCTCGGTATCTTTCGGATTGATATCGATTCCACCCCACAGTCCGTGCTCGTCTTCCCTGAGCTCAAGCGTGCCGGCGGTTGTCCGCCCGAGTACAAGCCGCGTATCATGGTCAATCAATGCCCTGACGTCGGAAGTCAGCTCATCGGTGAACGCCCCCGGCGCGATTGACTCAGTACAGCCCTTGAAGATCTCATAGTTGCTATTAAAAACAGCGAAATAACCCTCGATTCTTGGATTTTCGCCGTCTTCTCTTGTTGTAAAGTCGGACATGGATGTCCGGACCTGTCTAATATCTCTATTCATCGTCTTTGCCTCCCTGAATAAGCTTTTTCTGATCGCCTATCTTGTCGACAGGGATGTAATTTTCTAAGATTCTCGGCTTGTCGAGTCCTTCCAGCGGACTCATGCCGAGCTTATCACGCACTTCGTTGCCGGTGATGATGCCGCGATCCGAAAGCTGTCCGTAAACATCCGCAATCTGCTCGATATTCCAGTCCATAAGTGACATCGTGTTGAATCTGAGATACCACTTCGGGGACAGAATGATCTTCCTTGTGTATTCCTGCTCGATGCCGCGGCAGAGGGTGCCGATCGTGTTATTTATAAAAGAGTTCCATTCGTTCTGGTCGTATTTCCCGACGCCCAGCAGGAAAGCCGGCACGCCGATCAGCGCCGCCACGGTCCTCTTATCTATCTCCACCGTGTCATTAATAGCCAGGTCATTGAGCGAGAGCGGCCGGATCTCCTTTACATCAATGAGATCTGCCGGTATGATCCAGGGCTGCCCGTCCTCTGCCGTGTCGAGATACTGTGCTATAAGCTTTTCTCTCCCTGCCGGAGAACTAAACTCCTCAGCAAGACCGTCCACCTTAACGACCAGTGGCGGTTTGTACTTCGAGGACATAAATGCATTCTTTGTTTTCTGTGCCTGTCCTAAGTTCCGGAGCACATCCTTCAGTGGAATCCGGATTCCCTCACCCATCCAGGGAAAATTAGAATTCGGGTGAAGGACAAAATGAAGAACGTCATCCGGATCGTACCGCCTGCCGTCGATCAGAAGATAATAGCCATATCCTTCCGGGACAAAACTCACCCTCTCCGGCTGTATCGGTTCTAAATCTCCGAGAAGGCCGCCCTGCGTGTGAACCCTGACGACCGAGTTTCCATCACCCGTCAGGTACATATTCTGAACAATCGCCGACATATAAGTCTTCCTTGTCATGTAGCGATTGGGATTGATGTCGAGCTTCCGGGACAGCTCGTTTATAATGCGTGTATCCCCGTTGGCCGTATTGGCCATCAGGTGGATCGTCATGCTTGATATGAGATCCGATATCCGGCGGACAGCCGTCACGACTTCCGGATTTTTTGAAAGCCTTGTATATCCTTCGTTCAGGCAGAATGCATCATATGCCGACGCATCGGACAACAGGATTGTTGCCCTTGTCGTTTTAGCACTATCTGATGCCCGGATATTGCTATTCCTCTTCTTTCGTCTTCCCATCGTCCCACCATCCTTCTGTCTTGGAGGCTTTTTCCGTAAATTCCAACATTCGAACCGCCGCAAAAACAGAGGCGTCGAAAATATCTATTCTGTAAGTGTCCTGAATCTTCTCGTACATGATCATATCGTCGGTCTTCTCTACGGCCCTGACGTTCTCAACGCAGTACTCATAAGGCTCGGCGTGCAGATAATAGAACTTCCCGTCTTTTGCCGCCTTTTCTATGTACCGGAATCCCTCAGACTTCACGTAGTAATACTGCGGCTGGTCGACAATCTTAAACCCAGCCTTTTTCATAAGCCGGATGTATTCTCGTCCGAACTTCCGATCATGCCCTACCTGCACGATTTTGAATCCGCGCTGTCTCATTTCAACGAACCACTTAACAATGTCCGAATACTCTGTTGTCGGAGTATTGCACATCGTCAGCCATCCATCATCCATCCAGCCGAACAGCGGGATATTGTCCTTTTCGGCTTTTTCATGGGCGGCCACGACCGGGAACCAGCAATGCGGAATAACAATCGTGACCCCTTTATAAACACCAAGAAGGACCGCCGCGGTGAGGTCATGCATCTTTGATAAATCGGCGCCGCCAAACCACTTAATAGGCAGCTTGGCCAGTTCCTCAAGCGTCCAATCATACTTCTGATCAGATCGCTGGAATTCGGCGATATTGAAATATGCCTTCATTGCGTTCGTGAAAACATTAAGCGATTTTGCGAAAAAGTCCTTCCGCTGTTGCGGATCGTTCTGGGCCTGAAGGGAATCATTCAGGATCTCCGCCGGGCGGATCGTGACCCCGTAGGATGGATTTGCCATCTCATGCACTATCGGATTCGTGTAATCGATATTCCCGTTTTCATCAGGATTCGCACAGCACATGAAAATAAAATACTGCTCATCCTTGATTGTCCCTTCGAGAACAGATCTGCAGTATTTCAGACGCTTTCCGAGGAATCCGTTTGCATCGTCGCCGGCCGTGCTGATCCCGATTACGAGTTTATTCGTATACGCCTTCATTGCCTCCTTAAAGAGGTTGTACTGTTTCGTGCTTTTGAAGGCATGTATTTCATCACATATTGCGACGTTGCAGTTTAGCGAATCCTGCGTGTCAGGATTCGCCGCCAACGCGCGAATAAAAAACGAGCCATCCGGGAGATTAGCCTCCATCGAATGCTCGTTGTTGTTATCTATGATATGGACATGTCCGCCGTCCTTGTCGGACTCTCCCATATGTTCGACGTTATATTTCAGGAACTCGAAAGTCTCTAAACTCTGCATGAGTGCAGCAGATGAAACATATGTCTTAGCTCCTGATTTCCGGTACCACAGAGAAAGCGCCCATGCCAGCGCCGCGGCGAACGAGGTTTTCACATTTTTTCTCGGGATAAAAATAAGCGCTTCGTGAAAGCGCACAATTTTTGTTCCTGCAAGGACAAACCCAAGAAGGTTGTAAATTATGAAAATATGAAACGGTTGCAGTAGGAAGGGCTTTCCGCGCATCGGCGTACCGTCGAGTGCTTCACCCTGCTGGTGGCACAAGGTCTTCTCAATAATTTTTATGCAAAACTCGGGACCTTTCGAATCGATCTCATAATCCGGGTTTTCTAAATCCCGAAAAAACCGGTCAACGCACTGCTTGCGTTCGATGTTTGCTATGATCTTACCGTCCCGGATGCCCTCAGCATACGCCAGGGCTACCTTCCAATGCTTTCCGCTAATCTTTTTCAATAGCTTTCAGCGCTTCCACCAGAGCACTCTTTTTCTCTTCGCCCTGCTTTCCACCGGTCATCTTCTTGTAGGCCGACGGTGTAAGCCCCAGTTCCCGCCAGTAAGCAAGGGCTTGGGTGTTTAAGTCCATCCACATTACAAGCTTCGGATTTTTGACTTGATTTGTGGCACCCGCTTTATTCGTGTATTCGATAACAGGTTTGTCGCCGTCCTCAAGGTACTGATCAAAACAGATATCACGCTGTTCCAGGATGTCAGCCAATGTCAGGACAACGGAAGCGTACTGCTTCGGGTCGATATTAACTTGTTTAAGGCATCTATTGACCTTATTTCTCCACAGCCTTGCTTCCATACCGGCTGACCCCCTTTTCCAGATTTTTCGTCAGAGTTGGAAACCTTCACCCAGCCCAGCAGGCCGAGCCCCGAAAACGCGTTCGGAAGGGGGCGGGGTCTGCGGCATTTCTCAATCAAAATTTTTCGCGATTTTTCGGGTGCCTGCCCCGCGATCGCTTACCTTTTCATATTTTTTCCGCGCCAGCCGCCCCTTCTCCGGATGTCTCGCGTTGTGGCACGCGTGGCAAAGACTAATTAAGTTATCATTGTCATACGCAAGCTCGGGATACTCATCAAGATGTTTGATGTGATGGACCTCGGTCGCCTCGCGCATGCGACCGTACCGCTTGCAGTCCTGGCACTGGTACTTGTCACGCACAAGGATTGATTTGCGCTTGCGTTTCCATTTGTTTGTTAAATAAAAAGGATTTGATTCGTACTGCATATTTAAAACAAAAGGAGCAGGTTATTAGCCTGCTCCTCATGCGAAAGGAATTATATGAATTCATTGTCGTAATTCGACCTTATCATTTTATCACACATCCGTGTAGGATTTTGTAGGGACTTTGAAATTCTTTAGGGCTTCGCTGTGAAGTTCGCGCCGGCAGTAGACTTCCGTGTAATCCATACACTTAGCTATCTCATCCCACTCTTTACACTGAATATATCTGTATCGTAGCAGTATGTTCGACCGAGGATGCTCAACCGCCTCAACAGCCGCCGATATCTCCTGCAGATCCTTGATAGCTTCCTCACGTTTCTTAATAAACTTTGTCAGTAAACTATCTATCTTTGACATGTAATTAGACAGGTCAGGATTGTTACCGCTTCCTTTTGGCATTCCGCTGTAAGCGATCGCACCCGGCAGCGCCCCAAGTCTGCAGGCAGTAATCTCCCCGTCTATCTCTTTCAGCGCTTCCAGATCCCATTTGTATCGCGACAGATAATCTTTCTTGGCTTCGTTTTCAGGAGTCATCGACTAAGTCCTTTCTGCTGTCTGCTCTGTGCCGTTGCGGTTGTCCCTTATTATTATAACTGTAAACATTTGTTCTGTCATGATTATTAATAGCATAAGGACAAACAACCGAGGCATCTGATGCTATAGGACTGAGGTCGCAACTAAACCCGTCAAAGGAATGGCAGCCACCACATAATTCCTTACTTACTACTTTCTGATTAGAACCAGTCGCATTCACATTCATCTTCGAATTCATCACAATCCTTCCGATCATCTTTATCACTGCCGGCCTTCAGCGTTGCATAGGTGGCAACTGCAACAAACACGATTGCTATCACAAGAGCTACATAAACAGCTATCGTCTCACTCTTCATCTTCATTACCCTCCTAAAGATAGTCAAATATACTCATCTGTCCAGGCAACTGTTCATCATCGACCGCTGCCTGCAGCGGCTTATTCTTACGCCGCTGCGTTTTTGCAGCGTATGCATCGCGGTCCGGAGCTTTCGGCTGATTGTCCCATTCTTCCGGCCTTCGCACGTACTTGAATCCATAACTGCGTTCCCATCCAAGCGTATCCACTATAAGGCTTCTGATACTTTCGACGTCTTCTTTGTACGGATCAATCCAGACAGTAACAACACCTGTCTCATCCATTCGTGCGTCAAATCCCCGCTGCCTCAGCTCCTTAAGAAGCTCTGCTGTACTGTCCACAACTCATCATTCTCCTTAACTCTTGAGCGTTTCTGCGTCTGCAATACTTCTCACATTCCCAGCTCCGCCAGAACATTCTATCAACATCAATAAAGTCATTAGGTATCCACAAATCATATTCCTCTGCTCTGAATCTTCCATCAATTGAAACCTCGGTGATTGTCATCTTACCGACGGTGAACCGGAAGCCAGGCAGCTCCTTTACACTATAGTGAGCATAGAATAGCACTTTACCGACATCACATTTTCTGATCATCCTGTTCACCTTCCACCCCCTTGTATGGTTCTGGCAAGGGCATCCATGCCAAGACCATTACTCCTATATCCTCAGGTGAGTCATCCATGTCCCCAATGTACCATTTGCCAATTCCTTCTGTTGCGCGATACTCAAGTATGTCGCATCCGGAATAATTCCCAAAGCACGCGAGTACCTTCTGACTGTATCCATCCTCATCCAGCTCCGGAAGTCTCTCACTTACGGGGATCCATTTCTGTTCTGGCTGTGCAGGTGGCAATTCTTCAATAAGACCATGTGCTGTTTCCAATCCACACTGATCTATTACTGCTCCACATTTTAACTCATGATTTATGGCATCAATCGCCGCCTGTCTGTAAATCACATCGTCTTTTTGCATATCACAAACCCCTGTCTTTCCATTAACGTTAAAGCCTCACTATGCCACAACATATAACTGTAAACCGAAGTCTCCGACATTGTTTTTGCAAAATCTTCCGCGGTTACTGGCTCGTATTCCGGCTGTGCAGGCGGCAACATAGACAGCGTGTATTTTACTGCGCTTCTTCTGATGCATTTGTCACCATCTGGCATTGTTGCAATATGTCCTATCGCATCTACTGCATCTATCGCCACCTGCCTGCCGATTGAATCGCACGTGTGTGTTTCCGTGCGTTTTTTCGTGCGTTCTTCTTGGTCCCAATTCCAATCCTCTATTGCTTCACGTGCCCCACATTCCGGACAGATCTCAATGCCCTTACTCCTTCTGGATATCGCCGGCGGCTCTGTGTATGTTCTACCGCAGACAGGACATGTTCTTTTACTTCTCATTTCTTCGGTCTCCATTCCTCACAACCTTCCTTGGTCAGCTTTGTCTTCTTTCCGGTCACCTCACACAGGCCGCCCTTATACGTCGGCTTGCAATGGGTACAGTTCTTGCAAATCTCTTTCAACTCTGATATATCCCCCTTGATCCATAAGCACCACCTCAGCAATCGGAACACCGCGCGCCATATCGTTCAAAACCATCTCTAAGTTGTCGATTAAAATGGCATCTATATTTCTGCCTTCAAATAATCCCTCTGCGAATTCTTTGAATGTAATTGGCATAGGAATGTTGATCATCATATCTCTGGCCATATCAAATGTATATTCAGCTATGGCACGATTAGGACAAACGATTAGTGCATAATTGTATTCTGCGCATTTATTAATCAGCTCTGTTGTCCGACCTGTTTGACGTCCGTTTGTATTTACCTTTTCTATCATACGATCACTCTCCGATTCCACGCTATGATGCTCGCGGCCTCTCCTTCCTCTTCTCCCATGACGCCGCCGTGAACCTTTGCACCACATGACTCACAGTATACCCAGTGAGGATAACCCATCTTCATTATGTGCGCTCTGCCACCGCAGAACGGGCACGGCTTCAGGCGGGTAACCTTTTCTTCAGGTATTTCTTTTTTATCCGTCAGACCGTACAAATAATCTACAGATACCCCGAAATAGTGCGCGAAGTTTAACATGATCGGTACTTGTGGCATTCTCTCACCTCTCAGGTATCTATGTATGGAAACTTCTGTGATTCCCACGACGTCCGCAACTTCTCTGCAACTGACATTCTTTTCTTCTATCAGCTTACTTAATCTTGCCGACATGATTATGTATGCATCTGACGGTAGAGCCCTCAAGCGAATACCTTCAATTCCACCATTTTTGTGCAACATGTTCAAAACCGCTCCTTCCATGTTCTGATAACGGGAATTGTCAGAACATTATTTTTGCTTTAAAATCGGGCAATTTTAACAATCGCCCGTTCTTCCATTTTCCCCACACTTTTCCCTACTTTGATCGAAAATCAGTAGTCTTCAGACCAATTATCCTGCCGGGTCCGGAGCGTCGACCAGCCCCCGGTACAGAAGGCTATACTGTCTTTTTTGCAGACAAGCCGCCAGCAATTCTTGATCGTGCGACCGCCGCAGGTCGTTTTTGAGTACCACTTGAAGCGGAACTTCTGTGTATCTGCGTACCCGCTGCCGGCCGGCCACTCCATTGAGAATCCTTTGCCGGGCTTATATGTCAGAACCCTCGGGTTGTGTCCGCCCATCGGAAGCACCTCAACGATTGCATAATACCCGCTGCCGGCCGGCAGGATCGTGAAGCACTGCGAGACATCATTGTAATCGTTATTCTCCCGGAGCTTCTTCCAGCACACGGATCCGTCCGTCCTGACTTCCAATGCTGTCCCGAGCGCCGCATTGATAATGTGGACGTTCGGCGCGTATCTGCCGAAAACAAATGTCTTTTCGATGTACCGCGTTTCTGCATTGGCCGTCACGATCATGATGGCCGTGATCGCCAGTGCTATGATAACCGCTACCGCTGCCTTAATTAATTTCTTCATAAATTCTCCTTTCTGAATCAGCATCAATAAGTCTCATCTGTCTCTCCTTTATATGGTTTCGGCATCGGCATCCATGCCACGATCTCGCGCTTCAAGATCGTGTGATCCGGTTTCCATTCCCCGTCCCTTGTCGTGGCTGTCTCGGTGATCCGCGTGCCGTCGGCCAGCTCGGACGTAACGATCACCCGGTCGGACTGCCTGAGCCACATACTCCTATTCCACCTTTCTGAGCCGTAGAACCTTGCAAACATGCTTTCGTGCTCTTCCGGGAGCCTCTCGCTCACGGGGATCCATCGCTGTTCCGGCTGTTTCCGTCTCTCCTGAAGTTCGCGGAGCCATTCCGCAAGCTGTCTGTGCGCTTCAGCACACGCCCGATCCCCGTCCGTAACCTCACACCGATCAACTACCTCTTCCGCATGGATAATCGCTTCTTCAAGTGTCATTCCGCATCACCGTCCCCTCTCAGTTTGTTGCATATACCGCAATTACTTTCTTCCAGTACGGTTCAAATTTTTCCACCTCTGCCTTAATAGCAGCGTCATACTCTGATTCCGGTTTATCGTGGTAATCTTCGTAAAGATTATCCTCAATAACTTCTTCGAGTCTGTCACGGTCGGTGATGACCATATCGCCATAATCGTAATATTCGCAATCAAGAATCTCTTCGATCTTAACCGAAATCTCAGAACAGTACGTCCATGCTCCGTTATCGGTAACAGAGCTTTCGTCTGCCAGAATTACAATCGGCAAATCGGGATTCTCCAAAATGAACCGTCTTAGTCCGTCAGTTTCGTGGTCAAGATTTAATCGTTTTAATTCACTCATTCGGTCACCTCATCGTAGTAGTCACACAGTTCCGGTACGCATAAATCTCCATCATCGTCAAAATTATGCATCGGGCATTCGCTCAACACGTCAGGATGAACGCCCTCGCATGCACAACGTGCGTTATCCGGAAGCACATGAAATGCAATCCCGTCTTTCGTTTTGTATATCATTCTCTCACCCTTTCGAATCCGAGCGACTTAACAGCCGTACTATACTGAAAAAGCCTGTTCTCCATCCGCTCACCGGCGTCCTTGGCCTTCTCGGCCACTTCCTTGATGTCACGGAACGCCTGATAAACTCCGCAGTATTCTGCAGATACTTCCGGCAGCTCCTCAAGCTGCTCCTCGCAGATGGCAATGATTTCCTCATGCATCGTGCAGATCAAATTCTCACTGTTCGTTTTAATCGCCTCCCATCCGTAATTTCCATCTGACCATCTTCTGGGCCTTGATAGCTTTTACTCGCTCATCGGCAATGATGCTTTTGAGCTGGTCAAGGATGAGCAAGACATCTGCAGTCTCCTCGGTCAGGGAATCAATGCATTCCATTTCAGACCTCGGAGTGGGATTCTCTCCACGGTACTTCCGGGCAAGCTTAAGCGCTGCATGCGACAGCTCTGAACTTTCCTCTGCCAGCATCTCAAGCATGGCCGCCTTCCCGATCAAATCAATCATCTGCTCTCCCTCTCATCATTTTCATGCTTTTTTCTGCACCTCTCTCCGGATCCGGATGTCCGGCCGGTGAACTTCCTGTCTTTCGATGGCTTTATTAAATTCTTCCCGCTGCTGCTCCTCGCTAAGTGTAAGGTAGCCGGCAGTGGTGTTGATGTTCTCATGTCCCATGAGGTCTTTAAGGAGCGCGATGTCCTTGTTGACCTTCAGGAACTCTATCGCGTACAAGTGACGGAACGCATGAGGGTGCGCTCGTTCCCGCGGGACTCCGTACTTGACCGCCCATCTTGCTAGATCTGCGGCAGCTCCCCGCGTCGTCATCTGAACCCCGAAGCGGTTCGGGAACAATAAGTCCCCGGGGACATTCCGGAAATAATCTGCAGACTCGTAAATCAGGATGTCCGGGATTCGGATCCGGCGGATCTTTCCCTTTGTCCACATTTCGCAGACACCCGTTTCGAGTCCGGATTTATCCAGGCGTACAAACTCGGAGATTCTTGCGCCGGTCTTGGCCAGAAAAACAGTCATCCAATATCCGCGGATATTCCCATCACCCAGAAGTCCGGCTATCATCTGCTCATACTGGTCGACGGTGATCACGTTTTCGACTGTCGGCTTGGCCTGTACCCTGACGGTCTTGACTTTACAGTCATGCCGTCCAATGAAATCACAGAATCGATTCAGCGCCGTTGTTCTGTTTGCTGCCGTCTTAGGAGCATATCCCGCTACCTGTCCGAGCTTATAAGATACTGCGTGCTCTTTCGTGAGCGTCCCGTACTCCTCCAGAAAGCTCTCGACTGCGTAACAATAGCTCCTGATCGTCGATGGACTTTTCTCATCATCGACGAGGTAAGCACGGAACGCTTCAACTTCAGGCCTCATCCGGCTCCTTCCTTTGCTTCGGGTTTCGACTGGGCGTTCAGTAACTGTGCCTCAAGGTCCCGGTCATACTGCCGTTGCTCGAAATTATAAAAACTGCCTTTCTGTTTCTTCTCGGCCGTACCGCTGCCGCTCCGCGGCTTAGCTAACGGAAAGAAGCTCTTCCACTTGTGAATGGTGGCTTCGTCTATAATCGCCGCCTGCTCCTTCGGATCCGTGGACAATTCCGTCAGCTTCTTGATCAGCCGGTTGATCTGGTAGTCTGTCAGCTTCTCCTCTCTCGCTTCGAGGTATGCGGTAAAAGCCTCATTGACTGACGAATCACTGAAATATGCACCGCCGCGCGATATAGATATATTTTCCTTTACTTTACTTTTATTTACTTTTCTTTTCTTTGTGGTGTTTTTCTCGGAATTACTCCCGTTTTTCTCGGAAAAACCCGCGTTTTTCTCGGAATTACTTAAAAAAGGTTTCACTTTAATAAAGCTCTCGGTCTCCTCGTTTTCGAGAAGCCAGAACTCTGCTCTGACTTCGACGGCATTTTTTGAAGCCCTAACCTTAACAGCTTCCTGATACCGTCTCTGTATTCCGGTGGAGGTTATGACAGTGACCGGAACAACAAGTGTGCTGGTGATGGATACCAGTAGTGACCGGCTGAACAAGTATTCCATAATCTGCCTGACCTTTTCGCGGGACATTCCGAGATCCTGCGATGCAATGAGTTCGAGATCTTCATTGAGCTCGATATAGTAGCCCTTATCCTTGTAGATCCTCGTCAGGAGATACATGTAACATGTAAATCCATCAGCCCCGAATTTGGCCATGAGGATTCTGATCACGACATCATTGAAAATATCCGTATCAACGGGAAAGTAATCGAGCCCCTTTTTCCTTGGTCTGCCCATGATTACCTCCATCAGGTTAGTAGTTCTGACTGATCAATAAAGCCCGTAGCATTTCAGATCAGTCCATTCCTCAGCAGCTCCGCCGACCTCTATAACGAGGCCTTCATTGACTGAGTACAGTTTCCTCGCGGTGATCTCAATCACCTGCGAATCGTCGTGATAGGCTACCTTGTTCAGGGCGTCCAGCACGACCTTTGTGATATTGTCGACGTCCGGTTTCCTGGTCGGGAACTTCTCACCGTTCTGGATCTTTATCATGTCCTTTTTCGTTGTCCTGGCTGCCGGCTTATAATATGCCGTGATCCGGATCCTGACCGGCACGCCCTTAGCAAATACCAGTTCCTTCGGATTTCCGGCCTCGAACAGGAACGCGTTCAATATCCTGTATTCATAGTATTCCGTCCGCGCCGGCGTGTAGCTTATCGACTCGCCTTTCTTTGAGCGGACCGTTCGCGCCCTGGCCTTGCCCTGAGGCGGCCCCGGGACGCTGAATGTTATCATTGTCTCTTATATACCTCCTTTCGCATGCTTTCCGCGATGGCAGCGGACCGCTGCCTGTCGCAGGATCATCACAGCGCCGGATCATCCGACGTTCTGACGGTCCTACGAAAAAAGGGGCAGATATACCTACCCCTGAAAATGACACACATCACCCACTGACGCACGAAATCACTTCCCGGAGGAGCTTGATCTCGCGCTCGTTCAGATCATGCCGCACCTCACCGATGAAGTAATACGGCTGCTTGCTCCTCGGATACTTAATAACGTATGTGATGATATTCTTTGTCTTGCTGTCTTCTACTCGGATATAAGCTTTGAGCTTTCCATGCGGCATCTCTGCCCTGATTAATTTTGTCTGCATATTGTTTTCCTTCCTTTTCTGGCTCTGCATTTTCACCGGCTGGCCTCGGTCGCTCATCGGGCGGCTGCATTACGGATCTGATAAATATCGGGGCGGTATCATGTTGGTTGCCAAAAGGTATTTCGTAGCATTTTGAAGCTTTCTATCTGTCTGCTGATCATTCGATGTGTATTCGTACAATGATCAAAATTCTGTGAGCACCGCCCCGATCTATTCAGTTGTCGTTTGTGCTGCCGATTGGCAGCGGTATTACCGCATCACATAAGCTTTCCTCTCTTTCTGCTTTATTTCGGCATGTTTCTATAATGACGGGGCTAAATTGTTAGATATTCGAAACATTCGCTTTGAAATATGCACCCCGCGATTATTCCGGCCTATCCCGCTGTGTCCGGCAGCGGGACGGCACTTAAAGATAAAGGAGAACGCCTTCGATGGCTCATTAAGGCGTAGACGGAACGGCGGGACTCGGACCCGCTGAGGCTTGTGAGTATCAGGTAGGTTTCACGATTATTCAGCAGTTGGCAGCTTGCTTTATATGTTTCTAAAGGACTAAAAATGCGCCTCTGCTCCCTGTGAGCTCGTTCCGGGAATCCCTCCGTCTCCGGAGGGACCAGCGATATGAGGAATAAAAATGCTCATCCCGGGCAATCGCCCGGAAGGCAGGACGGCGGGCATGACCCCGCTGCCGAAGATAAGGACAGTTTGGGGAAAGGTATTATCCTTCGGCACTCCCTTTCGGAGCATCCAGCATGACCGGGCATTCACCCGGATATCATCTTTGCGGCGATCTCCCTGACGATCGCGCCGGCGATCAGATCCGGATCCACGCTGAGCTGCTGGGTGATGAACACATCTGACGAGACTCCCAGATCCCGCTCAGCTTCCCGGACATCAAAGTCAGGGACATACTTCTTGGAATCCTTGTTCCGGAGGCGGTCACGGTAGCTCATGTAGTCCGTGAGGACTGCATACCTTATCTGCAGGAGCTTACCTGACCCCCTGAGTGCATACGGGCCGTAGCGCTTCCCGACTCCGGAATAACTCCGGATCTCGTTTATGATCGTCTTCATTGCGGTCGTAGAAAGCCCGAGCTCTTCCATGGCCTCATTCCGATTAATGTACTGCTTCATCGGCGCCACCCCCTAAACTGTCAGGTAATAGACGTTGTCTATAAGGCGGTTGTCCTGGCCTGTCTCATGGTCGACACCAAGCATGATTGAAACACGGTCCTCCAAACTTCCCACTCCTATGTCAGGTTCTAAAATCCATTCATGAGCCGATGACGGGTAAGCAATCCATCTTGATGTTCTTGCATCTTTTGAGACATCCTTCAGGAGCTCCCTGCAGTACAGGATTGCGCCGGCCCCCGCGAAATGAATCTCGTTCGTCAAGACATACAGAGAGAACGCATTGTCCTCTAATTCTTCCCGGGGGAAAATCGGACCGCCGTACATATCTGTTGCAAGCTCGTTCATCACAGAACGGATCTCATTGATCTGAATATGTCCGGAAGTATTTTCAACTGCTTTTTCCCAGGCAACATCGACATCGATTTCCAACGCCGCAAGAGTCAGTGGCTGCACCCGAACTAACAAGTAAGACCTTTGATTGTCAACAACGTATGCAAGGTATTCTTCCAGATCCGGGAACATCACACACTCTCTGGTGACTGTCCCATCATTCTCTGGCTTCCTCAGGTTCACGAGGAGCGTGCCAAGTAACTCATCACGGAGCTGCTCTATCGTCAGCAGTCCAATTTTGTTATTGGTATTCATATTCATTCCCTTCCTTTCACGTGTGCCGGCATTGCCGGCTTAATGCCCCCTCGGAGCGTTTGAAGCTCCTTAGCACAGCCATCCGCCGTAAGAGGGACTTACCTTGGAGGATTTCTGTAAATGAAAACAGAAAACCGATGAAGGCCGCGGGAATCGAACCCGCTCAGCGTGGAAAGACTGAAAGAAACACGCCTGCGCCAGCACCATCATAATTCCGGCTATCGCCCGCCGGATGGGAATTATCTGGCCATGTCGTACATTTCATGCTCGATCTTCATCAGGGCTGCGTTGTACTCCTCCCATTCCTCAAATGTAAGGATGTCCAAAATTTGCGCAACTGTAAGCATCCCGCTGAGGAAACTCATGCTTCTGATTGCGCCCGAGAAAAACAGGCACCCTTCCTCTGCATCCGACAGCTTAGCAGCACAGATCATGTTGATCTCCCTGCGGAGAGCCCAGAGAAATGTGTTCCTCATGTTCTCTTTCTCTTCCAGCGCATCTGCTGCCATGCCGATGGCTTCAGACAGATCTGTGCACTTTTTGACAAATTTGTTGTCATTTGTTCCATTGTCGTCTCCGCTGCAATCCCTGAGCAGATACTGCTCTTCCATCAGCAGCTTCTTCGCTTCCTTTGCTTCCATATGTGCCTCCTTCCTTGCAAACACCTAAATGCCATTACTCGAGTAACTGTTAATGTTGCAGATCCTTGGGCGAAGTGTCTTATCTGAGAGCCCTTCCATCATCATTTTCATTCTGTAGCTATCCTTAAGTGATAATTCTGATGGATGCTCATAAGCTTCTTGTGGGTATATATCATGCTTCTGGAGAAAAGCCTTGTAAAAGAAATTAACCTCTTCCTTCCAAAGTTCACGGTAGAAATCAAACTCAATAGCTATCTCTATTCCTTGAGCTTTTGTGCAACGGATAAAAAATGTGCTTCGTGAGCCCTTCCCGTAGGGAAGAGTACGAACACGACTCCTGATATCCGGAAAATGCTTGTAAAAGATTTGCAGAAGCAATCTATGTTCAAATTCTCCGTGGTAGCTGAATGACTGAATCTCTTCAATATCTTCTGAAATATCCGCTTCCTCGATACCATACTTTTTCATCAGCTTTTCAAGGAGCTTTGCGGCATCTTCCTTTTCACCGCCGACGCCGCGATCGGCCAATGCCTTCACCTTCTTAATCAGTTCAATCTTTTTTGATTCCATCCCTTATCCTGCCTTTAAAATAATTTCCTTTCTGCTTGGGTATTCTTTGATTTGAAAACTTTGACCTGTCTCTATCCAGCGCTCTCCTCCCTGATCGGGGATCACTGCACACGCTGGGCGAATCGGGATGGCAGGATTCGAACCTGCAGCCTCCGGTTATGAGGGGTCCCGGCGCTCACCATTGAGCTACATCCCGTGACGCGTTGTTATCGCACAACGCAGCGGTGGATTTTTGCGAGTCATGAGTTCGCCCACACCAGTCTCTCCTGATAAGTCACGGTCATCCAGATGAGCATACCGTTTCTGCTTGTACCGCTGGATTCAGCCCCTTATTTTCGTGTGTTCATTTTGGGTGTCCTCGCGTTTGCAACCGCGCACACTGGATTAAGTAGTACTTTCCTACACTACGTCGGGAAGCCAGGAATCGAACCTGCAGCCTCCGGTTATGAGGGGTCCCGGCGCTCTACCATTGAGCTACATCCCGTTGTTGCCGGTCTTTCCCGGCTGCCACAGTGTATTTATTCGTACTTTGCTGCGCTACCTTACACTGCCATTACGTCGCGCTCCCACTTGTCACGGAAATGGGCGGGAACCGGATGAATTAACCGAACATCACCGGACGGACTCCTTACAGCGCACCGCCTTGCCGTCCTTTATTCCTTTTTGTGAGGTGATGAATGAAGAGTAAGAACGTCCACCTCGACGGGATGACAGGAATCGAACCCGCTAAGTCCATTGACTTTCGCCAACCGCTCTGCCATTGAGCTACATCCCGAAAAATAAAAATCCCTTCTACTTACTTATTTCTGAATTTTTTTCGAGTTTTAAACTCGAAAAAACTCGAATTAACGAAAAATTAATCTTTTGTTCTCTTTGCCGCCCGTTCTTTCCTACGGAGCTTAGCCAGGTGCTTGATTTCCTGCTTCCTGGCGTGCTGGCGGCGGATTCTCTCCGCCGCCCTCATGCGCTCGCCTTCGGAGGAGACGGCAAATTCTTGAGTGCTATCATGATTTCGCCCACGTTCAAAAGCTTCGGCCGTTCCTCTTTCCCAAGCTCCCGGAAAATCTGGAGAAGCTTGTCTTCCTGCTCGCGTTCGCTCATTATTGACACCCCCTTTCGGTTTGTTGCTTTCTTGCCCTATGTGCCTTACAGCTACATTGTAGTGCCTTTATGCTACACTGTCAATATATTTTTGTGCCTTCAAGCAACTTTTTCTTGATATCATTAATTATGGTTGCTATTATCTAATTAAAGGAGGTGATAATTTGAGCACTAAAGAACGAGTTAAGGCATTAAGAAAAGAGTTAGGGCTTACGCTTGAAAAATTCGCCGAGCCGCTCGGTGTCGGTAAAACATCCATCTCAAAGATTGAACTCGGTCAAGTGAATCTCACTGATCAAATGGCAAAAGCTATATGCAGAGAGTACTCCGTTAATGAGGAATGGCTAAGGAATGGAACCGGTGAGATGTTCGCGGCGCGCCCGATCGGCGACGACCTGAAGGCGCGGATTGATTATTTTCTTCCGGATGAGAGCGAGACATTCCGTCTCAGGTTGGCCAGGCTGATCCTCAGCATGGATAAAGAGGACATGGCAAAGCTGGAGGCTTATGCAAGAAAGTACCTCTTCCCGGAAGAAACGGAATCCGTCATTGACCAGAAAGTCGAGAGCTACCGGGCAGAGCTGGAGGCTGAGGCTGCTTCTGAAAAGTCAAAAGCTTCACAGACTTCAAGAGACGCATGAAAAAACGAAAATAGGGGTAAAAGTGATGATGAGGAAAATACTTGCTGCTATGGCGGCAGCCACAATATGCTTAACGGCGTGCGCAGGGCCTGCGCCGCCGAAAATTGATACCGTTGAGGAAAAAATTGGAAATCTCACAATCCAAGCACCTGTTGGATGGGAAAAAGATGTAGATGATAGTTATGACCTTTTCACATCATACTCATATAAAAAAGTCGAAAACGATAAAGGCATTGCCTTCCTGACAATTTACTTTAGTAAGGATGCTAAAGAAGATTTTTCGGTTTCGGATTTCGATTATCTGTTCAATGAAGAGCATGACGGGATTGATATAGTTTTTAATCATGTTGATGATACATTTATCGGTGATAAGCCAGTGCGCCAAGGTTCCGGAACATGGCAAACAAATTATGACGGGACTGTCGGAGACCTGTACGATCTGACGCGAGCGGCCATGTACGACGCTGATCACAAACAAATCCAAGTTGATTACATGTATTTGGATGAGAAAGCAAAGGAAGGCTATGCAGACTATGCAGATACACTCATGAGCACAATGCAGCTGATTTATGACTATCAATATACCACCGAATAAAAAAAGACCGCCCTGCTGCGATAGAGCGGTCTTCCGGGATGCAGTTATCAGCAGCCCTTAATACTAAGACAGCTAAATTATAACTGCATCCCTCTTAATTTGCAAGCACGGAGGACTCTATGTGGATTCAAAAACGAGGGAACAAATACCGGTATATGGAGCGATATATCGATCCAATCACGGGAAAACAGCAGTATGTGACGTGTACGCTCGAAAAAGACACACCGCAGTACCAGCGCAAAGCGTCGGCCATCCTGCAGGACAAGATCACGGAAAAACTCCAGGCATCCGCAGCACCCGACAAAATTACCCTGCAGACTCTCATGGATAAGTATGCAAAGTATCAATCAGTAACCGTCAAGGAAACGACAGCTGTCCGGAACTCTTACCAGGCCGCGGCCGTTGGCAGGATCCTCGGCGGACAGTCCATAGTAAGCAGCCTGACCGCTGCCTATGTGACCGATAAGCTGATCAGCGCCGGGGAAACGCCGGCATGCACAAATGGCCGGATAAAATATCTTAAAGCTTGTATCAGGTGGGGGTATAAGATGGACTTGGTTGAGTCTCCTGCTCTGGCCGACAAGATAAGCTATCTCCCGGACCCGGGAAAAAAGGAGAAACTCATGACGAAATTTATGGAACCGGAGGAACTGCAGAAGCTGCTTGACTCGATGAATAATAACCGCTGGAAGCTCCTCACCCGTTTCCTTTGCCTCTCCGGGCTTAGGATCGGTGAGTTGATCGCACTGACTGACAAAGATGTCGGTGATAAGTATATCCATGTCAGTAAGACTTATGATGTCAAACTCGATAAGCTGCACGACACTCCGAAGACCGACACGTCGAATAGGGATGTTTACATCCAGAAAGAATTGGCGGACTGTATAAAAGAAATGAGGAAGGAACGACGGATCATGCTCCTGGCCGCAGGAGCTTCGTCACATCTTTTCTATCCGGATGCCAAAGGAGGCTACCTTCATTATTCTGCTTTTAATAAATACCTTGCTGAGAATTCTCTTCGTGTGCTTGGCCGGAAGCTGACTTCGCATGCGTGCCGGCACACGATGACCAGCATCTTCGCGGCGCAGGGTGCGAGCATCGACACAATCAGCCGGAGACTTGGCCATAGCGATTCCAAGATCACAAAAGAGATCTATCTGCATGTGACGGGTGAACAGCGCAAAAAAGATGAGGCACAGATTGACAATATCCGCATGTTAAGCAGTTGATACCAGGTAGCAAAATGGTAGCATTTATTCTTTTCTTTTGCGACTTCTGGCGACCGATTTTATATTTTAGGACATCCCGGAAGACAGTGTAATTATCAATAAATCCGCCATCATGTGTCTGCACGTGACCAGTGTATGAGGGTACACTGTCTCCACTAACACAAAATCCCGTTTTTGTTGAATATATCAGCAAAAACGGGATTTTTTAATGTGCAAAAAATAGAAATGGTAGCAGAATGGTAGCAGTTTGATCTATATAAAAAAGTCCACATATTGCGCAATAAATGCTTGACATATTACGCAATATGTAGTAATATATAATCAAGGAAAGGGAAAACAGAAAGCACACCGGAGGATGAGAATATGACGATTGAAGAGCTTAACAAAATGAGAATTAACCCGGGAGAGCTCGGATATAAAGCCCTCACCGGATCACCAAAGCAGATCGCATGGGCTGAAAAAATAAGAAACGAGAAAATCCAGTATGCAGCAGATAGTTTCAATCTCCTCATCGACAATGAGGTTGAAAAAGCCATAGCGGACGAGAAAGGCCGAGAAGCAAAGAAAGCAGCAATCATCGCCGTTGCTGGTCATGGAGAAGCGAAGTGGTGGATTGATAACAGATACAGAATCGGCGAAGAGATCGCCAAAGAATACAAGAACAGGAGAACAGGAAAATGACACCAAAAGAGAAAGCAGCGATTATCGAAGAAGCAAAAAAGCACGAGCCAGATATCTGGTCAGATGAATACTTTCCATATTGGGAAAAAGTTTACGCACAATTTGAAGAATCGGAGGAAAAAGAGATGAAGACAAGAGAAATGTGGATTGAAGAAGCAGAGAATTTTATTTGCTGGATGAAAGAAGCCGGCAGGGATAACGAGATTAATCTCGAGACCGTCCTTGAAGAAGTAAAGGATGGATGGAGTGAAGACGTCAACTATGACGGCACTCCGGAAGAATACGCAGAGGAACTTTTCGGATATATTCAGGATCTTATGTGAGGAGGGGAAGAACAATGACCGAAGAACTGTATGATAAATATAGAGGGATCTGGTGGAACAGCAGCTCAATCCCGATGTACGAGATTAACGGCGAGATCTACGCCCTCGACGGGTGGAACGGGGAGACATACCTCCACTGCTGGAAGTGCTCCGGTGAAAATCTCACAGAAGCGTCAGAAGAAGAATATGAAATCTCACCCATCTATGACGAAGATGATAACATTACAGGATATGAAGTGAACTGAAGGAGGAAGGCCATGAAAGAGATTACCGGTTACGACGTTGCAAACGCGATTATGAATAGCAACACCGTAGCGTTTGAAGATTGCTACGGCGAAGAGAGAGGAAACGTTCTTTACTACGCACACATCAAAGTTGTAGACGGAGAGGTTGAATTTGTTGAGTCCTACGACGATGCAGACGCGACATTTACTGAAAAAGCGGATATCAGCGAGTGGGCAGACGACGAGAATCCTGCAAGACTCAGCGAAGAATTTGAAACCACGGAGAACGAAGATTTCATGTGGGTATGTAAGTTTCTTGCATTCCAGATTAACGATTGGCTTAGAGAAAACGAATTTTAATAGAAGGAGAAAGGACATGAGAGAATTTGAGAATTTCTACATCGTTAGCAAGGACGATAGTAACGTCGAAGAGATGTTAGATCGTTGGGACACCGGAAACGTTTATAACGCAGATAAAACAGACGAGTACGACGGATTCAAGGATTTGGATACATATGCAATTCTGGACAGCGATAAACTTCCGTATACATACATCACGCTTCACCCCGGAAAGAATATCGACGATGCTTTAGATGAATTCAAGAAAAATAAAAGCCATGTAAGGCTACTCGATTCTTGGTTCGATAATCTGCCGATGGATAAGGAATTCAATGGCGAACTCTGCCACGCCACCGGATACGAATGGTATGACGGCAAGGAGTGGTGGAACGAGTACGAAGATTCTGACGGGAATCTGCATTATGGGCGATAACCACGACCACCGTTCCAAAGCTATATTCTGAGAGGGAAAATAAATGAGTGAGAAATTTAATCAGACCGCTTATATTCAGCGGTACAACAAACAGAACTACGCAAGGGTCTGCCTGCAGGTCCCGCCGAAGGTAAAGGATGACTGGCAGGCAAGAGCAAAGGCCTCAGGAATGAGCTTGACATCATGGCTCATAAAAATGACAAGTCTTGACGCAGGAGCAGATAAAGAGTAAACTATAATAGTCTTCAGGGATTCTGATCCCTGATGTGGATTTAAAAGTTAATGTTTAAAGTGGCATGCACCACGAAAAAAGAGGAGGCGAAAAACCTCCTCTTTTTGTATACCTTTAAAAAGATCAGCAAGGATAGCATAATGATATCCTTATGCGCGATTTCACAACTTCGCAAGCAGGGACTGCGTGCGCACCGCTTGCTTTTTGGGGACGTCCCCAAACCCCTGTCAGACGGAAATTGCCCTCCTGCCGAAGATGTCCGCCCAACACTTCGGGCCCCAGCAGTCACGTTCTCCGAGATCGACGCCGGCTCTTGCTCTAGCATCCATATAGGCATTTGCAGCAAACATGGTATTCTCCTGTGCAACCCCGTCAAGCTTCAGCTCCTTGCCGTCCGATCCCTTGAATCCGCGCCCTCTGAGGAGCGTCTGCAGAACATAGTCATCACCGCGCATCTCGCCTGTTTTGTTGAATGTTACATTCCCGAACTCGAACATGGTCCCTTTCCTCTCCTTCTTCTGTTCTTCATAATCGATGTAGCAGAACCCTTTTATCCGGCTGTCATCCCAGCTGTACGTTTTAACTGCACAGCTGTCTCCATTGCGGTCATACTGCACGTTGGAGGTATTACCCTCTCCGCAGTCGAAAGTCTTTTTATTGCTATCAATAGCCAGGACACGCCCGATATGGGAATGATTGAAGACTACCAGCGCGCCGATCCGCGGCTTCGTTCCTGTCTTTCCGGCTTTCTGGAAGACCTCAAAGGTCTCAAAGCACGAATAACCGCAGTATGTTTCTCTTGTCATGTGCCAGTGCTTCAATGCTTCATCAACGCCGAACTCCAGAACCTCAAGCGCAAATTGATATGTGGCACACCACGGCTGATTCTGACAGCCGGCAAGACCGGCGTTAGCAACAATGCTGCTAAAGACCTGGTGATTATCTCCTGTCTCCGTGTACGGGATCTGTGCAAGCTCCCACTCTTTGTCTATGATATTCTGCAATTTTCCGCTCATAATCTCCCCCTTGCGTGTATATCCGAAAGGATCACTCCCTGAATCCGGGAAACAATAGAATGTGTATCTGCTACCATAGTCATTCCTGATGACTGTCTGATCGCGCTGGTAAGCATATCTTTCACGGACACCGCCCGTGCTGATGCTACTGATGTCGCTGAAACAGTCATGCTCGTCAATATGTGCTGGAAGCGTCCTGAGACCTTCGCAGAGCACGTATCTCGTATACAGTTGATAAATCGATCCTGCACCCCCGTTGTCCATCCAATAGGCCGCCCTGGAGAACCAGTCACTTTTGCGCACGTACTCGTAAAGTGTCGGATACTTTGACTGACGTTCAAATCGATTGGCCATTAAGGACAGCTCCGCGCAAGCCCCGTCAATGCTCCCTTGCTCCTGTAATGCCAGATTGGCCAGGCCTTTGATTTCGCCGGCGGTTAAATCATATTTTTTATACATATAACCTCCTATACAGAAAAAGCGGAGAGCCTCAGCTCCCCGCCTTTGTAAGTAAAGTTGTTTATTTACTCAAGTTTGTCTATATGCTCCGCAGAGCCGCCTTCACTGTCAATTTTATCCTTAAGGCCTGCGATGTATTTAGCCAGCCAATCCGGGACATCTGCGCCCATCCTTCCGGAATTCTCAATTATGCTAAGCATTTCGTTAAGCAAGAACCACGACGTGACCAGAAGCGAGAAAAGCGTCGTGATCGGCGGATTGAAATTCATCTGTATGGCCAGCGTTGCAACAATATAATCAAGGACCATAGAGACGACAATCACACAGAGAATTCCGAACTTTTTTATAATCCCGTTCATGCCGACGGCGCTTGACCATCCATAATTTGGATCACCAGGATGTTCAACCGCTTCTTTTTTCGCGGCCAGCATGCCGGTGATGTAATCAATCACCATCATGAGCACGAGCAGCCCGATGAGCGGGATAAGCATGCCAAGTTTCTCGGATACGTACGCGATCGCTGCGGAAACGAGCCCCGCGATTAAATAATATGTTTCTTTCACTGTTCTACCTCCTTTTTTATCAAACTTCTATCCAGCCATAAACGCCCGGTTCCCAGACGTTTTTGCCCTTGCCCTCTTCCGTGTTTTCCACAATGCTCTCCCAAGTCTTGCCGTTGTGGGTAACTCTGTCACCCTTCTTGTAAGGATTCGTGCTGTCGGGCTGTTTCCACTCTCCGATTGCGGTTCCATCCTGTCCGGGGAGAACCTCGGCATATACAGCCGGCACGCTTCCGGGGATCCAGTCTGCCTGAGATGTGTGTTTTGCCAGGACCTTATAAAGAATGCCATTGTAAGTAAAGCGGTTAGGACCTTCCACGCCGTCCGGATCATAGACGATTCCGATCTTCCATTCCGGATAGAGGTTCGGGACGTTCGCTGCCTGCTCATCGGTAAGGAGATCGCGAGCCGATACGACAGAGCCGAGACCATCAAGAATTCTCTTTTTATTCTTCATCTGCGAACACCTCCCCAGCCTTGTTTATTATCTCCATGATATCAGCGTATTCACTCTGTGTAAGCGTTACCTGATCAGGCGGCTCTTCCGGGAGATCCTGCGGGTCGCCATTGAAAATGGCGATGCCGGAGTAAAACGATTCAAAGCTGTCCACGCTGTGCCGATATTTTCCTTTGTCCGGGTTGCAGATAACGACCTGACCTTTTTCATCTGTTCCGCAGAAAATACAAAAGTGGAAAAAATTCCACCAGATTATGCCAGGCCTGTCCTGCCGGATAAGCTCCTCAGCGTCCATCTTATACGCCCTCATGTCAAGGCCGTACTCCCTGCCGACCCGGTTGACGTCGGCGGCCGTACACCCCGCAAGGCCGACATTGCACTTTTTAGTGAGTACGTCGAGATCCTCGCTTACACCGTAGTAGTCCAGGAGCATCTGGAGGCAGGTGGGAGCACAGTCAAATTTCTTAGGTGATACGATTGGCTTTACATCAAAAATCATAAGCGCCTCCTTATCTCAGTGGGTCGACCGGTGTATCAATGATGTCAAAGGTAAATCGCTTGTGTTCCGCAAGCGCACGGCCTTCGCCGTCGAGCGGCTGGAGGCCGTCATCTTCAATATCTTTTGCCTTCTGACTCTGGATTTTTACCAATTCTTCAAATTCTTTCTCCATCATGTACCTCCGTTAAGCAGCGTCACAAAATCCCCTGACTGGTAATGAAGTGCGTTAAGAAGCTCCTCAAGTCGGAGCATCTCCTCTGACTTGTCGACGACGTGATATTCATCTTCAATCGTATACTCGTCTATCTGCTTTGCTGACCACACAATGCGCTGTGTGTCGGGATTGTACTCAATGTCCCGCGAGGAGTGGTGGATGTGCTTAATCCACCCGAGACGCTTTCTTTCTTCCGGATTTTCGTCGAACCATGCTTTTATATTCATTACGATGTGGCCGGTAATGCTCCCATCATAGTCATTTCCGGGGCAGTATGTAACTTTCCCGTTTTCGTCAAATTTTTCGTAGGTATAGTTTGTTTCCATATCTTGCCTCCTTATGCTGGAACTGACGAATGTGTGTTCATGAAGCGCCACATCTTCAAGCCAGCCACAGACGTATAGTGCAGGTTAATCATGTTGATGCCCGCGCTCTCCACCTGTGAGTGCTGTGTGGCCACCTTGACGTCATCGGAAGGCGGGACAAGCGTCATGCTGTAAGTCCCCGCGTGATTGCATCTAATTTCGTACCATGCACCGTGACATTCGTCCTCGATTTCCGGAAGGATGAACGTCGTAGGGCAGTCAATGATCTGATTGAAACGGTACGTGACGTTTCGCGTCAGGCCAGCGAACGTGACCTTTGAATGGGCATAGTACGCAGGGATCTGATTCCCGGCTGTAACGGCTGCTTCTACATATTCTTTACCGGTGGGATTGATGTAGTATGTCACGCCCGTCTCAAATGTCGGATCTGTTGCCTGGGGCCAGCTGACGATACGGATATAGGTGTCGGCCTGTACGGCATCTCCTGCTATGACTGCAGTCTGTGTATATCCTTCCGGAGCTGTAGCATCCGGGATGTAATACCTTGTCCCGACAAGCGCGGTGCCGGCCTCTACGATCGTCCAGTTATCGATATAATACAGATTCTTTGCATAGCTGGCACCCACAGTGACTTCCTGCAGCTCATACACGTTTCCGACCAGCTTGTAATAGCGGGTATCAGCAGCGAACTTACCTGCTGCGGTGAGCTTCAGATAGGTATGGGTATAATAAGACGGTTCTGCTGGAGCTTCGAACCCCGCCTTTACAGCAGCGCGGGAATATCCCAGGTCCGTTCCTGCGTTTACCTCCCAATATTCCGTACCGACATACGTCTCGTCTTCTGTAGCCTCGAAATCGACCTGTTTTGTGAAATAAGACTCTACTTCCCCGGCCTTGACGGCAATCTGGGTGTACTCGCCATCGTCCTCGGTGTAATACGCAGCCCCAACGAAGTAGCCTGTGGCCGGTGTCCACTGGTCGACATAGTAAGTCCCCGCGGGCACGTCTTCTCCTACTGTCACTTCGGCGGCATCGTAGGTCGTTTCACTCCATGTATACATGCCCTTTTCTTCATATGTGGAGTGTGTCGTGGTTGTTTTTGTATAGTAAATCTTATCTGCCTCAAAGACCGAATCCTCAGTCAAAACATAGGCGTGAGTGTAGTAAGTGTCTTCCGGAATGTCTTCCAGCGCCTTGACGGCCGCCTGGGTATACACTCCGTTCTCCTCAGTGAAATACTGGGTACCGACAAATGTCTGGTTTTCAGTCCTGGCGTACTCCCATGTCGCGAACTGATCCGCATCGTAGACATAGAAAGTTACGCGGTAGTCCAGGTTTCTGACCGCTAAATCCGTGGCCTTAAAAATGTATGTCTCTGTGTATGTGCCCCAGTTGATAGTTACCGGCTTACTCATCGACGCGACCTCAAATCGCACGGCGATATCTACATGGTCATTGCCCGCTGTGATGATAGCCCCGTCGGCTCCATCCACGGTCACACCCGCCTCGATAGCCTCGCCGGACTTTGTAAGCACTCTGGCAAAAATGTACCAGCCTGTCTCCGTGATGCCATATGCCGCGTACTGCGTCACGTCCCCGACGTATTCCGGCACGCCCACGGCCTCGATGACCGACCCGCTTGCAAGCTGAGTCTCCGTTAAGCTGATAACTCTCGTGTTGTTGACCTGCGACGCAATCGCTGCGTCGAGAGCAGCTGAAAGGTCTTTTGATCCGGAAGAGGCCTGCCGTCCGGCGTTTCCGGATCGCAAGATCCACTTTCCGCCCTCTTCGTCGTACAAATACGATTTTCCGGTGTCGATCTCGATAAATATGGATCCGTTCCTGATCAGGACACCATTGTACTCAGTGACAGGCTTTATGTCGGACGCCAAGCCTGTAAATCTATAAAGTTCCCTGCTCCGCGTCACCCCGTCAATGACTATTGACGGGGATGGTGTTGACGATACAATTGTGATCATCTGTTAATACCTCCTTATGAAAAACGCACTGTGACCGTTGCGCCGATACCGCACGCATCGTTATTAACAGCATTTGCATATGCTGATCCTTTCCGGATCGTAATGCCGAGCCCAAATGCGCCAGGCGTCGCCGAAATAACATAATCTTCCGACGTTGCTATATCTATGTCAGTCGTGATCAGATAATTTCCGCCCTGCCTCACGTTAACCTTGAGAGATGTAATAGCGATCGTCGGAACAGCACCTGACTCGATTGGCAACGATATCGGAATTGTAAAACGGACCTCTGTACCGTTCGCCGTAACAAATCCGCCTCCGTCCCAGGTACCTGTTTTGGTTGTTCCCTTGCGTGGTGTTTCTGCGAGCTGTCGCCAGCCGTACCAGATGTCGACATGTGCAACGTATGTCCTTATAAAGATCTCTCCGTGATATGTGGCCAGCACCTGCATACGGCTCTCGATCGTTTGCGGGACAGGCATTACCCACATGATGAAGGGATACGACGTCGGTACGTTGCTAAGCCCTGTAGATACTGCTGTCGTCGGTGATACATAACAGCCGATGCTGAGCGCGTCATTGAGGTCCCGAGGGGAAAGTGGGACGCCTAACATTTTTGCATCTTGAAAAACGCTGTTATGCTCCCCGTCAACGCGATCGTCCATTTTGAGCTCCGTTATGCTCACATAATTTCGATAATCTGTTCTGCCGATATTAGACAGGCAGTAAACTTTCTCGTTGACCTTCACGAGTGCCCTTGGCTCTTCGCCTTTGTAGTAGTTTGATCCGATTCGGTATGATTTTTTCAGTACTCCGGATACGTAGTTGTACTGACAGATAAAAGTCCCTTCCGTTCCATAATTGCTCACATAGTCCGGATTGGTTGTGATCAGCTGCAAGAATTGATCGTTGTAAACTATGCCGCCTCGGATTAAATAGCCACCACTCGCAAGGGCTTCTGCATTTGCCTGCTCCAAATATGTCCGCGGATCAAGGAGCATACTTAAGCACCGGCTGAAATCTCCGTCAATTACCAACGTATTAATCGTGTCATCGTTATCGAAAACAACATAGTAAATGTCGTTTGTATCGTCATATGCGATCTGCCGTGCACATCCAAAGTCAATATCTTGATCCGTCCAATTTTTTGTATCAATTAAAGCAAATGTATCCGGATCCAGGAATTCGATCTGTGCAGTTGCCGTTCCGGTTGCGATACAGATCTCATCCTTTTTTGAGTTATAGCAGATCCCGCCAACGCATGCCATTCCGGTTATGGTCGTTCCGACTCCGGATATTTCATAGAAATTAGTATCGTATGCCTTGATAATCAAGTCCGCACTGCTCGCATCTTCAACGAGTTCGTTACGACCCGTGACATAAGCCGCGACAATCCGATCACGCTTAGAATCGTAACAGGCTCCGCGGAGGTGCAGGATCGCCTGACCGTCCGAGGCGTTGAACTGTCTGATAAAACGCTCATACGGCACGGAATTTCTTATATTACGCGATACAATAAAAGGTTTTTCCGGATATGTTCCGCCGTCATCCAGTACAATCGAATCGTCTGACCAGGTCACAGAACTGAGTCTGTAATCCCCCGGTGGAACAACTACTTTTCTCCCGCTCTGGATCGCGCTAAGGAACGCAACACTATCGAGTGTACTGCCGTTCCCTTTTGCGCCGAACATCTGCGGAGTGACAATCCCAAGATCGAATGATTCTGCGTTGCTGTTGGCATTAAAACCAAGTAAGTGATGTGGTGCTCCGGCCGTTGAGAGGCTTGACGCGAGACTCTGGATCGTCTGCGGCATCCCTTGGATGTTTTCGATAGCATTTTCAACAGCATCCATCGCGCTTTCAGCTGTCTGTTGTGCGCTTGCGGCTGATGCGGCCGACGCGCTTGCGGACTCTGCCGCGGCCTGCGCTGCGTCAATAGCGTCCTGTGTTGCTTCCGCTGCCTCATAAGCGGCTGCAGTTGCAGCTTCAGCCGCTGCCCTGTTCCGCTCGACATAATTTATAAGGCTTTCGGATTCGTGGCCTCCCATATTGACCGGAGACCGCTCAACATCGATAATGAAATTCGCGGTTGCCTTTTTCTCTCCGGATCTGGTGAAAACAAGCTCAGCAACAGCTTTTCCGGGCGCCGCAGTCATCTGCTCCACGATTTCAACAGCTACGCGCCGATTGGTATCCATCCCGTTTTCCACAATGTTGGAATAGACATTCTTATCAGCTTTTAAGATATTGAGCGTGACCTCGGGAGATCCACCGGACAGGTCGAAAATGCTGTCTCCCTCAACAACCTCAAAAATCCACTGCCCGCCATACTCACCTTCATTTGCGTGGACGACAGTGACAGCGCTCTCATATCTTGGGATCGTGTTTAGTTTATAAATGATCATGTGTCACCTCACTGCTGATGCATATTCCTGCATCAGTTTTCTGAGCGTTGAGTTTAGTGTCTTTTTTATTGTGCCAAAACTCATTGACGTGTACTGCTCTTTTACCACATCCCATACAAGCTTGACGACTTTAACATCCGTTGAGACTCCGAGCGGTTCATAGATAACTTTGACCGTGTCGCACAATCCTATATGCCTGCTCGGAAGACGCCCGGCATATTCAGCTACTTTCGAAAGCTCGTATCCCGACAACGTGATATTCGTGCTGACGTTCCACGGCTTCTTTTTCTTTTCGGTGTTGTTCTGTGCGTTCGCTTTTGTCTCGAATACGGTACCCTGCTTCATCTTTGCAGTCAGGTCAATCAGTTTGTAGTTCGGCAGGATCCTGACCGGTGACTGATCGCTTCCCATCCAGAAAAACGGCTTATACTGCAAATTATTATCATAAGTCGAGTACATCACCGCCCCGGTGTATGTTTCCGCGCTTGACGTCTCCCCGATGATATTCCCGATATTTACCCCGTGGCGATATACAACCCCGGAATTGCGGCCGCGCTCCGCAAGAAATTCGACCTTCCAGCGGTCATATCTGACCTCTCCATATCCGATCTCGTCAGCAATCGACCCGTCTACTCCCTGAATATAATCACGCAGCCTGACAGGTGTCTTTATGTTCGTCTGGATCGGATCCTCGATATCCGTGTAATAGGTCAATACAGATGCGTGTTCTGGGTAGTTGTAGACGCGCGTCCCGTTATCCAGATAGCTGTAACCGATAATAGCATTCTTGAACTGCGCAAAGCGCTGTTTGACCGTTAACTCGCTTTGCATCTGTCCGTTAATGTACAGGCCACAGTTGATCATTCCTACATGCTTCGCGTAGATCTTCATGGTCTTGATATCTTGCTTGACCTTGTAGATGACAAAGGGCTGCACACGGCCCGTATCGTCATAAGGAGCACCGATATATCTCAGCTCGCATATAGCATCTGCCCTTATCCCGTTTTTTGGATATTCCGCTTCGAGTAGACAATCGCCGTTCCGTGTTTCTGTGACCTTGCAGCTGATAATATCGGTCAGACGTCCGAGGCCGTTCGAAGTAAACGCGAGCTCCGTAAAATCAAACAGCTTTGGGATCATATCATGTACCACCTCGGATAGAATTCGAATATTCCGTGCCGGCTCTCGACTGTTACAGTCATGCCGGCAGGAATGCACATCTTCTTGTATTTGTTCGGAAAGCTCTCAACGATCGCGCCGTTTGCACCGACAAGCGACGCAGGAAGCTGGCATGTCGCCTCATATATTTCAGATTCGTATTTAATGTCATAGCCGTAATAGCTGTATGAATCGTCAGATACCTTAAATCCGATGGCGCTGACGACATCTCCGCCGTTATCATAAACGGCTATCGTGTGCCGCCTGTCGTCCCTTATCTTTGCAACGATGATAGGATATGCGTCGTAGCTCGTGGGATTTCGCAGCGTGATCTTCTCGCCGTTGTCGAGGATCCGCGGGACATCACCATCCATGAGATACTTCTGAGGCATGGCCTGGAGCTTCAGGTCAAACCGTCCAGACCGGTTAAGCGTCCGGACTTCCGGTTCTAAAGGACTAAGCGCCCGCGCCATCCTGTAGTAGTTCGGATGATAGCAGTCTGTTAACTTGTAGACGTTATCCGTGTGAGCATTCCACCACTCCGAGAATGCATCCCACTTTTTGTCAAATCCCCTGGCAATCCATGCCGGATATGTAATGTCGACATGCGACCAAGACCCGACATAAGTTATCAACCGCCCGGGTCTGCCGGGCACCTCAACAGTCTCAATCTTCCGTTGAGGTGTTCCCCAGGAGCTCGTTCCGCTGATGTTGACGCCGAAGTCAAGCGAGCATTTATTATCGTAATTAAAATATCCCATCACTTGGCCCCCATCATGTCATTGATCTTATCAATCACCATGTCTGCAAGTTCTTCCTCATCCTGTCCCGGAGCGCCGTAGACATTCACGGTAAATCCGCCGTAGTTGTTCGTCGGTCCAGCTCCGGCAAGGGCCGGCAAATATGCGCTGTCTCCACTGCTGAGGATTGCCCCGGTCTTCCGATACAGATCTAGAGCTCTTGCTCGTTTTGAAGAAGCAAGTGGAATAACAACTTCGGGCTGATTTCCTTCAGCCAGGAAAGAAAGCTGCTCCTGCGTGACAAATCCGCCTTCTGCGTGTCCTGCTACCTTGCTGACGATTTCCTGCACGGTACGCGTGACATTCTGCACAACATGAACAACAGCAGTCATCGGCCTGCTCAAGATGCCCTGCATGGTCGACCATGCGGAGCTTGCCGCGCTGGCTGCGTTGTTGACACTTCCGACATTGCCGTTCATCGGGCTTGCAATAATCGGCACCATGGAACCGTGTGCAGCGCTTGCGGCCGGCGGACCGCCATTGACAGCATTAATCTGGCCCTGCATTGGCTGTGTGACAATCGTGTTCATTCCAGCCTTTGCAGTTGTGGCCGCGGCGTTACCGCCATTGACCGTATTGACATTTCCGGTCATCGGCTTGGAGATGATATTACTCATCTGCGTCTTGGCCTTATTCGCTTCCTGCGTTGTACGCTGTACAGGCCCGACTTTACTTTGGAGCTTGAGCGCCTGAAAGATCTGCTGCATGCTGTTGATTCCGCTCGTTGCTTCCGCCTCAGCTCCTGCCGTGTCTACAGTCGGCTTGATAGGCTCCGCGCTGATCGCGTGGATGTTATCAATCGCATTTTGCCTTAGCGCTTCCATCTGCGCTTCAGTCTGCGCGGTCGTTTCCGCCGCAGCAGCCTGTGCTGTAGCGCCGGCTTCATTTGCCGCAGTTCCGACACCCGCATAAGCATCCGCCGCCTTGTCGATCGCTTCCGGAGTTCCTTCGGCCGCGATCTTCATGGTCTCATCAAGACCCTGCACCTGTGCGTCCGCTTCCGCTGCCGCGGCTGATGCTTTCTCGTAAGCGCTTGCTGCATTTTCAAGTTCTGTGTTATACCGCTCCTGCGCCTTCTTAGCTTCCTGCTGACGTTCGATACCTTTGCCGGTTGTAGCATCGGAGGCAGTGAGCGCGGAATTCAATTCTTCCTGCGCTGACTTGGCATTTTTAACCGCTTCGGTGTAGGTGTCTTCCGCTTTCGTGAGCGCCTGATGTGCTTCGGCCTGACCTTTCAGGGCATTGGCGTAATCAGCCTGGAAAGCCTGCTGTATAGCCTGCTCCTTAAGTTTCGAAATGTTTGTATCGATCGCGCCGTTGATCTCTTCCAGCGCGGCTTTGGAATTTTCTGCCTGGGCAATAAATTCCGTGGAGTAATCCGTGCCCATCGCGGCATTGAGCTCATTGAGCGCAAAGTTTGCCGTCTGTTCCATACCCTCCTTCAGGTTGCCCTCTGCGTCATAGCATGAATTGAGCATATCCTGATAGTAAGACAATCCGGAAGCCGCCGTTTGGATACCCGACGCGCTTGATTCGATCGCGGATCCGACACCGTCAACGTGCTGAGCTGCCGCATCCGCAGCACTGGCCACCTCTGAAACACGGTTAGAAAATTCTATTTGCTCCGCTGTCGCTTCTCTCGATTTAGCTCCGGCATCCGCCATGACCGCACCGAGCGCCGCCAAAGGAAGGACGACCGCGCCGGCGGCCAGTCCGATACCGAGCGTACTGGTAGACAGATACGCACCCATTCCGCCTGCGGCCTCGACCGCACTTGTAAATTCGCCGACTTTCTTTGCGACAGTGCCAACTCCGCTTACGACCTGTCCGGTTGTTGTCACGACTTTTCCAAATACAGAAATGCAAGGACCCGCCGCGGCTGCAACCGCCGCCCACTGCACAACGCTCGCTTTCTGCTCCGAGCTGAGGGCGTTGAAAGCCGTTGTTGCTTCCGTGACCTTATTAAATCCAGCCTCGATCGCCGGCGCGAATTCTGTGAGGATCGCCTGACCGGCTTCGATGCCGGAATTCTTTATCCGGTTGACCGCCTTGTTAAACTTCGAGCTTGTTGTGTTCGCGACCTTGTCAAAAGCGCTCTGTGTCGCGCCGGCGGTCTTGCTCATGGAGTCGAGGGCTTTGTTGAACTCCTTCGCGCCGTTTGCCGCGATGTTCATGGCGGCACGACCTGCACGGACATTGCCGAACATATCACCGAGCTCAACGCCGGCCTCGTCAGCTCCCTCGATCACGATGCCGAGGACGTCAGCAAAAGATGCACCGGAATCCATAAGTTCATGGAAACTCTTGCCGGTCTTCTCCTTCAGGATGTCACTCGCCTTAGTCCCTGACTTACCCAGCTCGTTAATCATCGAGTTGAGGTATGTCGTGGATTCAGCTGTTGATACACCGTTCTTAGTCATTGCGACATATGCAGCCGCGACATTGTCAAGATTGACGCCGTATGCCGCTGCTATCGGAATGACTGTACCAAGGGACTGGCCGAGCTGTGCGACCGTCGTTTTACCTAAGTTCTGGGTATTAATGAGCTTGTCGGAAACAGCCGTTGCCGCGTCCGCAGAAAGCCCGTAGGCGTTCAAAATCGTCGTTAAGGTATCAACAGACGTCGTAACATCTGTGAAGCCTGCTTTCGCCAATTTGGAAGCGTCAGCCACAAATCCGACCGCCTCACCGGTCGACCGTCCTGCAGATATTGCCTGATAAGTCGCCTCGGCTAGATCTGACGCTCCTATTCCGGTTGTATTGGACAGCTCTTTGATCTGCTTCTCCATATCTGACATGGATAGCTCAGATTCATCGGCGATCGTCGAGACTTTCGCCATCCCGTCTTCAAGCCCGGTGGCCAGCTTGACAGAGGCAGCTCCGGCCGCCGCGATCGGCGCCGTCACCGTGGTCGTGAGCTTATCACCGACCTTAGTAATGTTCTGGCCGAGCTCCTGGAGCTTCTGCCCGGCCTTCTCAACTTCCTGCCCCCATACGGTGAGAAGATTGTTCTGTGCGAGCTGGCCGTTCAAACGGTTGAGCTCGTTTTGAGCATCCGCGAGAGCCTGTTTCCATTTGAGCGTCCTCGTGTCAGCTTCTCCGTACTTTTCAGATGCCTTCTGGACCATCTGCGCACACTGTTCGATGTGCTTTTTCTGGTCCTTTATCGCATCGCGGAGTAGCTTTGCACGTTCCGCAGCCTTTTTCATTGCAGAATCGTTTTTGCTAAAACTCGACTCCGTAGCCGCAAGCTCACTTTTGAGGGTCTTCGTGGCCTGTATTATATTTTGCATCTGCTGGCGGTACTGCGCTTCACCTTCAACGCCGATCCGCGGGCCAATATTAACAGCCATTGATTTCCCTCCTTAATCCATTCTCATAATTTCGTCATACGTCTTTTTCCGCGCTTTTTGTTCCGCGCCGCCTTTGTATATGGCCATACATGCGATAAGGTCGCACATCATCCCGTATGATGTACGACCCACTTCATCTTCTGACATATTCATCATATGCCCATAAAATACATACCATGCCCAATTGAGCGTTACTGTGCGGCGCTTTCCGCGTTTCCCTGTCCGCCCTCGGCGACTTCTACCGTGCGCTCGCTGTCATGCTTTTCCTGCTCGGCAAGTGCCGCGGCAAGCTCTTCAAACACATACTCAGGGAGATCAAGGATCTCTTTTACATTGAGTGATGCGCCGCCGTGTACCTTGCAGTATGCCTTGCTCATTATAACCGCCTTCTGCACAACAGCAGAAACGAACGAGCGGTCCGCGTTTTTCACGATCCAGTCGTTGAATTCGCAGTGAGCCCAAACGCTGTAATAGAATCCGTATTCCTTTCCGTTGATCTTAAACATGTGCTGCTCCTTTACGAAATCCCGAAGACTTCTTTGATTGCTGCCTCAGCTTCTGCCTCGGTTGCGTAATCTTCCTTTGCAACTCTCTTCCATTTGTGCTTCGCATCATCCCCGCGAAGGATAGCAGCACTGAGTGCCTGTGTCTGATAGTTCTTCTGTTCTTCAGAAGTTGCATGAGCGTTCTGAAGCTGATTGAACTGCACCTTTACAATGATTGTCGGGCAGTATGTCGTCACGCCGTCCGACTGATAACGTGCGACATAGCCAACGCCGATATACGGGACTACCTGGTCATCATCATAATCCAGGAAGTCACTATCATTTGCCGGAGCGGGAATCCCCATGATCATCTGCTCTGATTCCTGGAACAGGCCGTCTACTGTCAGGTTGAGAGTTCCGCCGGTAAATGTTCCGGCATCAGTCTCAGCTGCCGCATTGTCAGCGTAAAAAACATTGTCCTCAGCACTATCCGGTTCGATCGAGACATCGACACCGCGGGCCAGCTTCCTGCCGGCACTGTAAGAAATGACACCGTCAGCGCATGCATATTTTGCTACATACGGGAGAGAAAACCCCGTGCATACTTTTCCAGCTGCTGCCATTTTGGCACCTCCTTAATGTATTCTTTTCTTAATTTCCTCATCCATCTGTTTTTGAATCGCCGCCTCTGCAGCACCTTTGGCGGCATTGGTCGCCCGGGTGATTACCGGATTTCTCGACCGGAACGATGTGCCCGTTTCGAGTGATCTTATGATCATTGCATTCGGCTGCCCTTTTGGGTATTTTTTCGTGACTGTCGAGTTATACCCATCCATACCAATCTTCACATTGATAAATCCACCGTCATTTCTAAAATGCGAAATACCAAGACCGGAAAGAAGACCGCTTTTTTGCGTTCCTGTCAATCCGCTCGCAAATCCGCCATTCGCGCGTTTTTGTTTTTCCGATTCAACCGGAATATTTGATATTTCTGATCGGCACCGGTCAGCTACGATCTTGGCGCCCATATAAGCCGAGCGCTTGCATATCTCCTCGCTCTCATCAAAGAGTTTCGTAAGATCTGTAATATAATTGTCAATTCCCGGATTGATATAGAGCTTTGCCATCAGATATTCACCTCCCACACATAATGTATGAGATTCGTTTCATCTTCGTGCGTTACGTCTGTAAGTCTCCACTCAGACGAAGATCCATAAAGCATATCCTGAATCGAATCGACAGCAGGATCAAACTCCGTAAGCGTCCAGTAATCAATATAAAGGTGGATATTCTGTTCGGCCTTCGTGGTATCTGCGCTGAAAGATCCATCACCTTCGCCGTCTTCGGCCCAGACTGTATAAGGGGCTTCCGGGCGATTCGGTGCGTGATAATGATAGGTTTTTGAACCTGTCACACCCGCGAGTTTCGCCCCGAAAGCTTTAAGCCTGTTCTGTAAAGACGTCATAGTGATTTTCCTCTCTTACAAGTGTCAGGTCCACGATTTTAAGCCCCTCTTCATCCCAGCCTGGCTGGATCACGTCAATGCGGTACTGATCGCGCCCATCGGCGATAACATAGTTGCCAATCTCAACCGGTACAGCCCATATACGCACAAGTTTGCTTATCTGCTGGTCGGCACCCTTGGCCGCATAGAGCCTTGTAACACCGATAACCCTGTCCGAATAGTACAGATCTTCCGGGATTGTCTCCACCAGCATCTCCCGCGGCATTTCTCCCGGAGCAGCCGTGTTTTTGAGCGAGTATATGCGGAGCGTTCCATCTGCAAGCATCATGAGTCAGTCACCGCACCTTTCTCATGGACAAGGCGGGAGTGCAGCGCATACTGGAGCATGCGCGGCATCCCGTCATTACTGTTGCGTTTTCTATAGAGCCAGGAAGCATACATGATGATCAGATGGCAGTCTTCGTTAGAAGATATGTCGAGCGTGATGCCCTTCTCCGCAATCTGCTCTTTCGAGCTGCTTATCAAAAAATTGAGATAGTCATTCACAATTCCGGGCGGGTTCTGTAAATCACTCCGGAGCATCGTTAAAAGATCGCTGTCTGTCATGCCTGCCTCCTACTGATCGATTATTATGTGTTGGCCGTGTCCGGATCGAACGTGATTCCGCTCGTTGTCGGAGCTATGGTCGTGATGGATGTGACACCAAATGCCTCAGCGATGACCGGCTTGCCGTCATAACGGGCTGTGCCCTTGAAGACGGTCTGATCCTCGATGAATCGGCAATGCTCGGACTGGCCGAGTTTCGTGCCGGCACGCTCAGCGAGCAGATACGCCTCGCCGTAACCGTAAACAATATCACCATCCGGGATAAAGTCGAGTTCGATGATTTCGCCGCCGACTACAGGCATTGTGTTGTTGATTCCGGCCACGATTGCGGCATTCATGTTCTTGTCCATGGACTGAATGAGGAGATCGAGGTGGGTGTTCTCAGACATCAGCCAAATGAGCCCGTCTTTGCAGTACTTATTCGAGATTACCTTCCTGCGGCCAGCAAGTTCTCTGAAAAGAGCAATCCCGGATGCACCCGTTCCGGTCAGTACATGTGTTTCATGGAGATCTTCCCATGTTCTTTCTGTCGGGCCGTAGTTATCCGGCTCAGCTGTCTGAGCGAGACGGGTAACGATACCGAGCGGCATCTTTGTACCCTTTCCGTATACGATTGCCTTATCAAGTGCCTTCGCGATCGCGATACCGATGCAGGTAAGCAGCTCATTTGCAAGGTTAAGATCAGAATCTTCGATGATTGCATTGCAGACCGCGAAGAATCCGCCGACCTTGTAGCCTTCAACCTCTACATTATTAAATCCAAGGGAAAGCTCGTTGAGTTTGCCGCACATTTCTGTCCAGATACCTTCCGGAATTGTCCCCATGATGTTCTGGCGGCCCTTTCCTTTAAGCCTCTGAACCCTGACTTTGCCGATAAGCTTGCTGTGGACCTCAACGATCTGTCTCAGCATCGGAAGCATGACCTCCGGAATGGTAAGGCCTACATTGTCGAGTGCTCTCTGCTCTTTGATGCATACGCGAGCGCGTTCCAGGAAATCCCTGACATCATCTCTCTTGATAAGCGCACTTCTCTGTTCCTCTGTCAGCGCATAAATGCCGACTCTTCTTTCCATGACGGGCATAGCTGCAATACTCCTTTCTTCAACTTCTGCTCCCGGATCCGCGCCGGCCTGCGGCTCTTCCGGCTGTGATTCATTGTTCTCTTCGATCTCTCCGAGCTCTTTCTCCAGGCTTTCTATTGTTTCCTCAAGTTCCCGGATCTTCTCATCGTTCTCGCGCTTCTCCGCTTCGAATTTATCGATAGCTTCATCAACAACAGAGCGCTCCTCTTCCGTACTTGCTTCCTCGATTGATTTTTCAAGTTCCGCCTCACGGCTTGCAAAATCAATCGCCCTCAGATCGGAAAGTTCTTTTTTCTTATCATCGATGCGTTTCTTAAGCATCAGTGCTCTGAGTGCCATTTGATACCTCCTTCAATTTCTTTTTCCTCTCTTCCCTCCATACGTCGGCCTTGCGCTTTTCGATTTCCGCAATATCCGCTTTTCTGGCAGATATAGCAGTTTCTTCGTAGGCGGGAAATGTGCAAACAGAAACTTCAAAAAGCCTTACTTTCTTGATTGTCCAATGATGTGTCCCGTCCTCGCGTTCTTCGTGTTCTTCGTCCAAGATGTTGAATCCAATAGAACACTGCGAAACATCTCCCCGTTCAACTCTTGCCCAGCAATTCATAGCCTCGCTGTCTTTCGGATTGACAGCTATATCACCATACAGCCCGTGATTATCTTCGCGGAGTTCGAGTGTGTCGGCGATTGTTCTTCCGAGAACGATCCTCGTATCATGGTCTACAAGTGCCCTTACATCCGAATGCAATTCCTCGGTGAACGCGCCCGGAGCAAAGGACTCAGTGCAGCCCTTGAATATTTCATAGTTGCTATTAAAAACGGAGAAATATCCCGAAATATGGGGAGTATCGCCGTCTTTTCTTGTTTTAAAGTCAGACATGCATGTCCTTATCTGTCTGATATCTCTATTCATCGTCTTTACCTCCCTGAACAAGCTTTTTTTGCTGGCCAATCTTATCGACCGGGATGTAATTTTCTAAGATTCTCGGCTTATCAAGTCCTTCCAGCGGACTCATGCCGAGCTTGTCACGCACTTCGTTGCCGGTGATAATACCGCGATCCGAAAGCTGTCCGTAAACATCCGCAATCTGCTCGATATTCCAGTCCATAAGTGACATCGTGTTGAATCTTAGATACCACTTCGAGGACAGGATGATCTTCCTTGTATATTCCTGTTCGATGCCGCGGCAGAGGGTGCCGATCGTGTTGTTTATAAAAGAGTTCCATTCGTTCTGGTCGTATTTCCCGACGCCCAGCAGGAAAGCCGGCACGCCGATCAGCGCCGCCACGGTCCTCTTATCTATCTCCACCGTGTCATTAATAGCCAGGTCATTGA